CGGAGGTTAAGCGGTGGGTTCGGTAAGTTCGCACAATTCCTCTATCTTGCCACCAAGTGCGAATAACCATTCATCTAGCGACATTGGCACGACTTCGGCTATGTCTATCTCGTCATTGAGCCAATCGTTCTGCTCATAGAGTAGTTGCATTTTCCCAACGATTATCTCCATCTGTTCTAGTTGCCGTGCCACCTCCTGTATTGTTGCCTTGCCTTCTGCGGTGTGCTTGTTCAGTGTTATCATTATCCCTCCTACTTAATTGCATTTACCCTAGCTCGCCACCAATCTTGCTTCTGTACTTCCTTTGCTTTAGTCAAAGCCCAGTTAGCTTCTACCCAGAACTTATGACTTATATCATATCGCCTCTCACATTCCTGCACGCATTTGTCATAGTCATGCCCATTGTCAAAGTCATATAGTTCCCCGCAGTACGAACACTTCTTAACTGCCATTATCCCTCCTTACTCTCGGTAGTAATCATATATTTCTATGGTGTGGGTGATACCCTCAAGGCAGTCTTCTTCCTTGATAATTAGGTCTCCATACTTGCCTTGTAGCGTCAGCAAATCCTCTAGCGTAGCTATGTCTATAACCCAGATGTTCTCCACATCTAAGTCCCTAGCCACGCCACCCTTTTCTTCTCTATGGTTAGCCCCCTTTGAGAAGAACTCTGTCCCCCAAGATTGCTGCCGTGCTTGCTCAAGAGTAGGCTGAGGACAGTACATACCAGCCTTATCAAGATGAAAAGTCATACGCCTATCTATGTATGTTGCTGAGCCGTGCATAGCTTCATCACAAGGCTTGCTATCCCACACTGATGTCCTTTCAATCTTAAACTTCATCTTATCTCTCCTTCTTCTTAAGTAATCGTTCCTGCTCTATCTCTGCCGTGATATTCTCTATCTCTGCATAGACTACCTCCTTATCTAATCCTAGCTTACGGGCTATCTGCTCTGCCCACATACCCTCTTTGAGTAGTGCCAGTATCTCCTCTTTATAACTAACTTCGATTATCATTTGCCCTCCTTATAATTCTTGCTATACAATACGGGCAAGCCGATGCCTTCTCCTTTGGGTCACAGCGAGCTACATAAGGCTTGCCACAGTCCTTGCACTTTACAATGTCACCCATTTATCGCCTCCTTATCAAACCAGTAGATGCTCGTGCCACCTATGTACCAACAGCGGTGTGCCATACCACCCTCGTCAGGCAGCCTGTTGGTATACCTATGATAATGTGGCAGTCTTATTCTCCACCAGTCGTGAGCTACTACGAGCCTGCCAATTTCTACTCTCCAGTGTATCTCTCGTATCCAACGTGGTAGCCCCATCAGGTACACCTGCTTGCTGTGCCTGTCATAGATTATCGCCTTGCTCATTGCTCACCTCCTTAAGATGCTTGCGGATTGATGCCGTGTAATATCCCGCAGCCATAGGCACAATATGATTAGCTTCGTGGTCTATCGCCTCAAGTATAGCCTCTTCAGTCTGCAAGTCTCTCAGGTTTGCATATATCTTAGCCTCGCCTGTTAAGTCTCGCCCTGTGCCGATGTCTCTATACCCTGAGAAGTGGGTCGTACTCCAAAAGCTGTTCTTCTTACCCTGCTTCTCCATTGGCTTGCCCTCTAGTACTATATCATTGAAGGCTGCTATCGTATTCAGGTGTTGCACAGCGTTCATAAAATAGTCTACTCTCTCTTCGTAGCTTAACATTGGTACACCTCCGTATTAAATCCCAGGTCTTCTTCAGTACACTCCTCAGCAAAGACTCTCTGCCTGTTTCTGTAATCACGCTTGAGAGCCTTAACTTGTGCAGTCGTGCTTGGTATATCTGCCCCGTCCTCTCGCTCTAATATCTCCTTGTACTTAATACGAGCGACAGGACACTTGGTACAATCAACCTCAACACAGCCTACACAGCTATCCTCATCAAGATATGTACTCTGGTCAGACAGCGTCTCAACTAGGGGGAGTGAGTACGGGCAGCCTGCACAGTCGTCACTAGGCTCTGCATCATGCTCTTCATACCACGCCACACAATCCCTGCATAAGCTATTACTGAGGTCAGGCGACCATACAGTGTACTCTCTCTGGTACTTGCGTCTTGCTTGGTCGGCTTCGTCACTAATCCAGACTAGCTGTGCCTCTCCGTTATCATCTACGGCAGTCATATAATGTCCACCTATCCTGCCGTATATCTGTCTATGTCCAGAGTAGTCTGATAGCCAGTCCAAGTCGCCCCCGCCGTACAGCCACGAAGAGCGTTTAGGGAGTATCTCACCCAAGTCTGTAATCTGCATAGTGCTAGCATCTACTTTGTACAGGTGGTGTTCCTTAGTATCGTAGTGCTTGAACTTGCCGATAGCCTTCTTGAGTATCTCTGCTGTGCTGCAAAAGTATATGTTGCCGTGCCTCCTGCCAATTACGAGTGGTGACACATGACTGTACAAGTACACAACCTGCCTGTTCTCGTATGCTTGGTATGCTATGGCGAAGCTACCTGAAGCCTGCTTGATTGCCTCTTCCATACCAAGAGCAGCGATACTCTCTAACATCTCCTCAGTATCTGTCTGCCCTACTGTCTCGTAGTAGCTAGGAACGAAAACTACGCCGTTATGTATCATCACCCCCTTCTTGTTGTGTATCGGGTGGTTGTTATTATTATCTTGGGCTGACCCGTGTGTTGCTAGGCGTGTATGTAAGAGAGCGATGTTAGCTGTCTTACAGAAGTGTGTCAGTCCTCTCTTAAAGGCATCTATCTGACACGCTGTTGAAGCGTCTATGCCTGCCTTCAGTACCTTGTATTCTGCACGACAGTTCAGCCCTACTCCTGTTGCATCTGTCCCCCTCTCTTGTAGCTCTAACAGTATCTTAACTATCTCTCTTCTCTGGGGTCGCCCTATTATGCCTGCTATTCCGCACATATTGTTTCTCCTTTATCTATATTCTGCTGCCTAGTATCTATTGAACACCTCAGTGCTATCGCTTGGAAGGCTGCCGTATTCTGTATTACAGTATTCACAGTCATCGTATCGGCAACGGGCAGGGTGTCCAAAATTATCTGCACACTCTGTGCAAGTCCAAACACCACAATGTCTAGAGTGTGCCTCACCGCCACCATTATGACAACGATACTCGTCCTCACTGTCCTCATCATCATCACCGTCTCCTTCCTCGTACTCTCCATCAGGGTCATCGTAGTCTCGCCTTCGGCTTGTTGATAAGTTTCTTGGCTTCTCAGGCTCAGGTTCAGGCTTAGTTTTAATATCAGCCAAGCACATACGGTTCACCGCCTTGCAAAGAGTCTTCACAAGGTCGGCTGTCATCTTGAACATTTCTAGCTTGCGAGTGACGCTTTCAAGATAGACTCGGTTTAAGTCTTCACGCAAGCTACGGGAGAAGCCAATCCTGCATCGTATTTGGTTTGCATCTGTAATAACCCTGAAGCGAAACCGCTTTGGCAGGTACTTCTTGAGGTCAGGGTGTATGAAGATAATATACTCACTTGTGTCCCCAAACTCAATGCGTGAGTTACTTATACCAACGATGCGAGTCCTCTCTATCGTAGAAAAGTCTTTCCAAGTGGAGTCGCCCAAATCTACTGAGTAGAATATCGCATCTTGCACCTTACTTAGTCCTAGTTCCCCTCCAAAACTTATTCTGTTAGATGGCACACGGTTCAAGCCTTTAGTTTTGCCCCACGCCTTGAATATCTCTATGGACTCTAGCTTTGTGCCATCGTTCTTGTAGTTTTCAAGCGTGTCGTAGAACTGCTTGATAGCTACCCGCTCGCCCTTATAAGCGAGCTTGCACAGGTCAGCCTGTGTCTTAACTTGTCGCAGCTTCTCTAGCTTGGCACACCTTGCGAGTACGCCAGCTATGGCAAGCACTCCCCTGCATAATATAGGAGTACTTATCCACGATAGCGGGGCACGATATTCCCACCCGTGAGGCTGCCATCTGTATTCACTCATATCCTGCCTTCTGTCTAGCCTATTATAGCCAAGACGGAACGCACCATAGTCATACCTTGCTCGTACATCCATAATAGATACTGAGTTCAGCGGGATTGTGATGAACACTGCTAGCTTATCTAGGAATAAACACGATGGGTCAATACCACTGAAGTGTATATGCCCACCGAGAGACTCTAGGATACCACTGCCTGCATAAGCAGAGTATCCTTGTTCAGCAGCCTGACCAATCAGGCTATTGATATGACGCATCACTTCATAATACGCCCCTGCTCTTGGTCGCAGTTCTGCTGTTGAATTATGTCCATCACACCCCAAGCTACCCTCAAACGGCAGCAGTTCGCAAGCTGGTATTAGTCTGCCGTCCTCCTCAAACTCAAACTCAGGGTCAGCCCCGAGCTTGATACCTAGTGGTTGCCGTGCCATTGTGCTGTGCTCCTTATTAGCTGCCTGCCTTGCGGTCAGGTCTTATGCTATAACCTATTGCCGATGCTCAATTTACCCTATAATATCACCCCCTTTCTGGCTGTGCCTGCTAGTGAGTATAAACATACCGCAGACACGCTGTTATAATAGACCCTAGAACCAAGCCTATTATAATCTCCACGCTGTGCTCCTTTCTCTAAGCCTTTGCTTAGTCCTGCCAAGCCCTTGCCAGTCCTGCCGACCACACCCACAGTATAGCCGACCCACCACCGCTTGTCAAGCCCACTCCTGACACCCCCTCTACTTTCCCTATGTAAAGCGTCTTAGATGTTCTTATTTTGATGTTAATAGACGCTTCCCTGAACAGCTAAATATAACACTGGGGTCAGGACTTATATCTTATCCGGTGTCTTCTCGTTCAATCAGTCGGCGGTCAATCTCCAACAGCATCTTATAGATGCTATCGCAGGCAGACTCTATACTGCTGACTAATAGACCCGCTTGCTGTGTCAGCCCCACTGGTTGCAGTAATCCATAGTGTGCTAGTAGCTCGTTAGTTTCTTCTTCGGTTGCCCAACGAGCTTCAACCAGCTTGTCGCCATCGTGTATTAAGTAGATGGCGAAGTCTTCCTCTGGGTGCTCTATCTTATGTATCACATACATAGCTGTCTCCTATTGAAGACTGCCTGCCCCAGTGCTATACATAGCTGTTCAGTATTCAGTTGTTAAAGTGCGACTAGCTTTAACAGCTAGATAGAATTGCCGAGGTCGGGACTTACGAGTTATCTATTAACTATCTTGACTTCTTCTCTGTCCTGCCCTCTTGTTAGATAATGCAAGGCTGTGGTAGCTGCCACTAACGCCTCGGCATCTCTTAATAGCCACTCAGCATCTACGGCACAAGGCTTCTTGTCTATATTGTGCCATGCCCTAAGTTGCCTTTCAAGAGAGTCCCTAGTATATGCTAGGGCGATTGTGGCTACACGCACTAGCTGTCCATAGTCTAGTGTCAGCGTGTCCAAGCATAGGTCGAACTGATTATTAAGCATAGTGTACTCCTATACTCTGCCCGCCTCGGCAACTCTATTTAGTTGTTAAAGAACAATCAACTCAAACACACAAGGCGTCAGATGCTATTTAATATACCTAGCATAGCTTGTACTCTTGCCTCTAGCCTTAACCCATCGCATAATCTGGTAGTCTCTTATACTCATACCCGCTTGCTTCGCTTCAGCTATGACAGCTTGCTCTATCCTGTCATATTGGGCTTTGGTCGGCTTTGTCCTGTTAGTAATACCATACGCCCTGAGCATCCATATATCAACAGGCACTACTCGTGCATCTTGATATTTAAGACACTGTGCTAAGGCACTACACTTACGACCACCCACTCGCCCAGTGATACAATAGCGTTGAAGGGCGTTAAAGTGTAGATATCTGAAGCTACTCTGCCTTAGCCCATCGTGGCGTAGCTGATAATAGGCACGCACTGCTAGCTTGATATTAGTCTTTATATCACTCCTTGCCGAAGTGATAGCCAGCAAATCTATGAATAGATGTGCGTCTTCACCATACTTCGCCACTATCTTATTATAGCTGTTCCTGTACCAATGTAACATAATATACACCTCCTCAGATACGCTAGCTTTACTAAAGCTGGCATAGCTGAATTGAAGTTGGCGTGTACTATGCGATAGTATAGGCTATGCTATGTTACGATTGTATGCCGTATGCTGCCGTCCATAGCCTCCAGCTCTTTATGCTATGATACTATGTGATAGTGCTACGATGCTGCTAGCTATGCGATTTGCTTGACTTTGCGAGGCTTGGGACGGCTCGCCATTATGTTTGATTGGAGCGTGGTTTGCGATATATCAAACACAGGCTTTGCCGAGCCTTTAGGCGGTAGTATGTACAGGCATTTGCTGCCTTTGCTGACAATCCTGCCTTGTGCAAGCCACTGTTGATAGCTGCCGATGACTGTTGGCGTAAAATCAGCCTGCAAATGACATCGTATGCAATTCTTCAGAGCTAGTGTATTGCCTGCTGCCGTTTGCACAGCCTTTGCCTCGTATCTCTTTAGCTGCCGTTTGGTCAGCCTGCTAATCCGCTTGTCTAGCTGTGCTAGCTTGTCAGCCTTTGCCTGTCGTGCCTGTTCCAATTCTGCCTGTGATAAGTATGCCATTTGATAACACCTCGTTATGAGCCTGCTATAAACGGCAGTACACGACACACAATCGCTTTGCCTTGTGTGCTCTATTCTGTTGTAAAGGTGCTAGCAGCTTTCGCTGCCTGCCTGGTATTGGCAGGCAATCAGTATATTATAGGGCTGTGGTAATGTCAAGGGTCTAGCTATGGCAGTTATAGTATAGCTGTTGGCGATGCCGTGTATCGTGTCAGTTATGGCGAAGTATAGGGTGATTACTTAGCTATGTCTCCAATCCCATCTATACCAAAGCTAGCCAAAGCTAAGGGCGGTATATGGGCAGGCACAGGTGCTAGCTAGCGTGTGTGTGGGGGAATGTCCTCTCACATAAAATCCTGTATTTTATACACTTGGCTATAGATAGACTTAAGGGGTAGGCATAAAGGACTATAGGGATAGTTGAGTGAAATGGTCAACAATATGTGTGTCAAGGACAATAGCTTTGAGGTCACAGGTTGTGGTTTCAAGATGGGAGGCTCCCTGGCGGGGCGGTTAACCATTAAGTCTGTCGACACCCCGCCATCCTCTTTGAGCACAGCACATCCTCAAGGGAGCAGGGATATTATAACAGGGGTCTTTGACAAATGCAAGTTTATGTGTTAGGCTATGTATATTATGTCCACAGAGATAACTGAAGTTCCGATACCGTATGTTGGTAAGAGAGACCTCAAGGAGATATTATCTCCGTTATCGCCCAAGCAGAGACTGTATATCTTGTACAGGATATGTGACCTGGATGTTACAACCGCTAAGTCTCTGGCTAACGTGAAGCAATCCTCGTATAATCTCTGGTGTAACGACCACGAGAAGTTTGTCCCGATACATAGGATGTTACCGAGGATGCATGTTTTCAAGGAACAAGCGTTCCAGATGTTGAGGCGTAGGACTCAGTTGAGTGCCATCATACTTGAGGAGAAGATTATCGAGAAGATACTTGACGAGGTTAAGAGAAGCAGGTATAATATACTTAAAACACGCATAGCCCAGTCCGTGTACGACAAACTAATCAACGCCCTTGATATTCAACCGCAGGTTCACCTTTCATGGTCGGAGAGAGCGCAAGGGCTTCAGGAATATCTCAAAGGAGGGAATAATCATGGTACAGTCATTGAAGCGAACTATTGCGAGCAGACGGAATATCCGCAAGGCAATATTCTCTCGGAGCGTGAACAAGTTACTGTGGAGGCAAAGACGGGCGATGAGGAAAGGCTTGGGGGGATAGTTGGACAAAGTCAACCTGATGGGGAGCCTCCTCAAGATAGTTAACAAACAGGGCATCGTTGTCCCGTTTGACTTAAATAACTACCCTGCTGCCGCTCACTTCCAGAGAAATAAGAGTAACCGCAACCTTGTCTGCAAGCATAGGCAGGGGGCTATGTCTTCAGGTATCCTTGGGGACATGTATACAGATTGCATCTTCGTACCTCATATCCAGTGCGCTGTTATCTCCCACGAGACCCGTGCTACGCAACGGCTGTTGGACAGGGTTCAGTTCTTTCACGAATCAATGGACGAGCCGAAACCCCAGATGGATGCGTCCAGCAGGTCGGAGAAGAGAATTGCGGACTTAGGCTCAAGTATCTATATCGGCACGGCTGGGGCAAGGGCGTTCGGTAGGGGAGATACTATCCATAAGGCTCTATTATCAGAGCTTGCTTTCTACGAGGACGCACGGACGATACTTAACGCCGTAGAGGACGCAGTCCCCATGTCTGGGGAATTAACTGTTGAGTGTACGCCTAACGGAGAGGATAACGTGTTCTACGAGGAGTGGGTTAAGGCGAGAGAGGGCAAAAGCCCGTTCAAGCCGTTCTTCTACCCGTGGTGGTGGACTAGGGACTACCAGATACCGAAAGGGTCAGAGTACGCATTACCAGAGGACGTAGGCGACCTGAAGTATAATTCCGAGGAAGAAGACCTCGTAAAACGCTTTAAGTTGTCCGAAGCCCAGATACGATGGCGTAGGTGGATGATAGCTCTCAAGGGCGGGCTGTTCTGGCAGGAGTACCCTGAAGACGAGCTGACCTGCTTTATCACCATAGGCGACCCCGTGTTCGATACGTATATCCTGTCAAACATGGCGAACTCGTGCTACGAGGGCGAGAGGCACGAAGGCGGTTGGCATTACTGGATACCTCCGCTAGAGGGTATTAGGTACACTATCGGGGCTGACTCTGCTGCTGGCGCACCTGGCGGTTCGTACTCCGCTGCCGTTGTCCTTGATGATTTGTGGAGAGTATGTGCGACCTTTCAGGCGAGGCTTGAACCACATACTTTTGCCAACTTGCTAAAGGACATGGGAAGGTGGTATAATAATGCTCAAATCGCCGTTGAGCGAAACTTTACAGGCTATGCTGTTCTTGGGCAGATGGGAGATTACGGGAATCTATACCATCAGCGTGACTTTCTTACAGGAAGGGTTATGCAGCAGATAGGGTGGTGGACTAATGCCCAGACCAAGGAGATGATGCAGACAAGGCTCAAAGAGAAGTTATCCTCACTGAAGATACATGACATGAACCTCGTCAGGCAAATGAGGGGGTATCGTTATATCAAGCATAAGCCTACTGCCCAGACCTTTGATGACCTGGCTATGGCGTTAATGATTGCCGTTGCTGTCAGGTCGGTTGAAGGGACGGCTCGTGGCTTTGTCGGCGTAACTCCTGGGTGGAGTTGGTAAGGAGGGATAATGGATGTACAACAGGTACGCAATGAGATAAGTGAGTTAAAGAACTACTGGGGGCAGAGAAACAGGAAGTTTAAGGAATGGTACGAGATTCTCTTGCTTATAGACCAACTCTTTACTCGTGGTATGGAAAGCTATGTTTCTAATGAACCGCAGACGTTTTACAACATGGCGCATTACTTACTGACCAAGGGCGCACTGAGCCATGCTATCCCCGTGGAGTCCGAGTCTGCGTTAGAGCTAGACCGCAAAGCCAAGGTGAACCGTGCCTGCCAGTATATGTGGGACAAGATAGACAGGGACAGGCAGAGGGGAGGGAACCAGACATACGTAGATGAGCTAGGGTTCTACCTGCTTGTGCTGGGTTGGTATGCAACTCTATCTTACTTTGACGACCAGACAGGGCTTATGCATGCTCCTATCTGGAACCCGTTTGATGTGTACCCACAGTACGCTGATAACAAACTCATTGCCTGCGTGCATAGTTACAAGATAAGCGAGAAGGAGGCTGTGATTAAGGCACGGACTAACGGCTGGTCTTACGAGGCTAGGAACGTATCAGGCGATGTTGCCCTTGATGACTACTGGAGGCAAGAGGGCGATATGTTCTACGAGGCTGTCCTGATTGGCGGCCAACCAGTGCTGGGATGGACTGAACGTCCAGAGGCACAGTTACTCGTAGGGGCTATTGGCGGTTTTCCTGACAAGGGCAGCCTAGCCGCAGGACAGCACGACTGGAGACAACTATCAGGACGGAGTATCTTTGAGCAGAACATGCACGTATATGAGTCCTTCAACAAGTGGAAGTCTATGGTAACTCAGATACTCAAGGATACGGCTCACCCTATCACACAGGAGTTTTCAGCAGTTCCACAGGCCACTCCAGAGCAACTCAAGCAGAGGGGTGCTCACTTTCACTTCGCACCAGGCGAGGGCGGTTTGCACAGAATCCCACCTGGGGTAATCCCAATCGAACTACAAGGACATTTAATAGAGACCCGTAGAGAAATGCAGAAGGGGTCTTTCACTGACGCTGTTTACGGCATGCAGGAAGGACAGACGGGGTACTCGTTAAGCCTTATGGCATCTTCGTCTGCGAACCAGATTCTATATCCGTATATGGATGCAAAGCACTTTATCATATCGGAGCATGATAGGTTCTGGCTATCGCACTTGAAGACCTCCCGTAGAGTATTTGAGATTAAGGGGCGAACCGTAGAAAAGCTGCACCCCACAGACATCCCAGAGGATGTGAATGTTGTCGTGAACTCACATGTAGCGACACCGAAGGATTGGCTTGAGAAGGCTACTATTGCCAATATGCTTAAGGAGCACGTTGACCATTCAACAATCATCACGGAGATATTGAACCTACCCGACCCGCAGGCTATCAAGAGGCGGCAATCCGTAGACAAAATGCTCGCACACCCTGCCTTCCAAGCCGCCGAGATGATTGCTGCTGCTAGGAGTCACGCTAAGTATCTAGCCTATCGTGGGGACATGGAGGGAGCCAATACGTTCAGGAAGGTTGCTGATGGGATGGAGGCACAGATTGGGGCACCAGAGCCAGGTCAAGCCAAGACATCCGATATGGATAGGGTACAGAGGGAACGGCAAGCAGGAGCACCCGAAGAGAAGGCGACTGTACGCCCTGATGTAATGCCACCCGAAGCTAGGGGGTTCACCCCGCAACAGCTTCGGCAGATGATTGGCAGGGGTAAGGTCGCTGGAGGTAAGAGATGAGTGAACAACTAGGGCTTCCACAGTTCCCTACGCAGTGGGGAGAGGAGGAAGAGAAGAGGCTACGAGACCTCCAGCAACAGAAGTCTCGGATGGATGAACTATGGACAAGTAAGTTCTATCCTGAAGCGTGGCAGCAGACTCCTCCCGTTGAACGTGGCTTTCGTGGACTTATCCACGACACTCACTTTGAGTCCGTAATGCGTGTCCTGTCGCCTTGGCGTTGGGGGTATGACTATGGTGTTACCCCTGAGAGCGCAAGGGAACGGATGATTACTACCGAGGGGGAGTATAACGAGCTAATACGCCAGCAGAGTGTTGTTGAGTCCCTGCCCCTTGTCATGGATACATTGAGGGCGTTAGCCCTGATAGGCAAGCCCGTCTTTGAGAAAGGGGACTTCAACAAGTTCTTTAAGCTCGGAGAACTAGGCTATACGGACGAGGAGGAGTCTTATATCATCGCCTTTTCTAAGAGCCTGCTCATGGCTTCAGAAGAGGACTTGATTTCAGGAGACCCTTGGGGGATTGGAACGATTACTCCTGAGATGATAGACGAGCTTACACGAGGAGATAGCAAGGTCTTAAACCCTGAGTATATCCTATCCACGGTAGCCTTTTCTCAGAATACAGAGGAGATACGCCAAGCACTAAGATGGGCGTACCCAGGAGAAGAGGCAGCTGGCGGTTTAAACCCTAAAGACAGAATCCTAACTGATTACAACGAATTGCTACGGCAGCTTGGCGTTACGCAACTGGAGGGCGAATCGCTTGAAGACGCAGCTAAGAGAGCCATGGAGACCTATGCTGCTAATAGCAGGTACATCACTCCATTTGGGGCAGATGGGAAGCCGTTGCTTGACCCTGCTACTGGAGAGGCTATCAGATACAACTTGGATACAGAGAACCATGCGTGGCATCAAGGGCAGATTATCGGACGGTATGACGAAGAGACTGACCGCCTTATCCCGATTACTCCTGCTGGGAACGATGTTGGTAGCCCTGAAGCAGAACAGGAAAAGAGGGGAGTCATACGAAAGGCATTAGATTTGTTATCTTATGCTGCCTTAGCTAACCCTTATAGTATCCCTTATGTGGGTACTTACTGGGCTTTAACCGAGTCTGACCTACCTATGAAGGAGACCCTAGAAGGGTGGAAGCACGCACTAGAACTTAAGATGCCTGCTACTTGGTATATGGTCAGGCAATGGTCGTTGAACACGCTACCGTATGCCATATTATCTCAGTTACCAGGGGCAAGCAGGCCAGAGGACGACTCCACTATAAATCGAGTCACTCGTATCCTGAACTTTAATCCTTGGAGAGAGTGGTCGGAACACATACTAGGAGTTGCCGACACAAGACAGAAGCTCTTGCAGTTACAGGAGCACGAAGAGGCTAGAGCAGAGGCTTCGGAGACCTTGAGTACTATTTATGACCGCCTTGCTTTCTTGGACGAGCTATCAGAAGCACCGCCAGAGCAGAGAATATCGCTGTTGAATGAGAGATGGGCGATGCACCAGCGGGAACTGGCAACACTAGGATTACCCCCTGTGCCCGAACTGACCGATAAGGACAAGACTAATATCGCCGTGATTAACCAAATTGAGGGGATACAGGGATATATCAAAGAGCAGTCATTTAAGCGAGAGGAACAGTACTACACTTGGTTGGCTGACATTATCAAAGAGAGACCTGAGCTTATGCCACCGACAGAGTGGGAAGAGCCGATGGTGGAGAGACTGACCCGCAATGTCTCTGATTTACGGCAGGGACAACTAACGCCGAAGCAGGCGTTGGGAGATTTACTTGACCCAGGTTACATCGGGTATAACTTCATCCAAGGGCTAGACACATACTTTGCTGCTGCTGCTTCTATTGGCGTAACGTATGCTACAGGTAGCCCACAGTTCGGCATGATGACGGCGATGGCGATGTTCCTCCCGCTAGAAACGGAGTCGCTGCGTATGGACTTGATGCAGTCTGGGGCTTCCTATGAGCAAGCTACTTTGCTTGCTGCTCCCGCAGGTGCGATTATCTGTAGCATTGAATCGCTTGGTAATGCACCCTTGCAGCGAGCATTTGCCCCGCAGTTCTTCAAGGTGGCTAAACGTCACGCACTACGAGCGTTGGTATCAGCTTTCTTCAAGATTGGCCTTTCTGAGATTACTGAAGAGGTTATACAGGAGATTACGCATAATGCCTTCGTGAAGACCTATGACGAGAATAGGCATTTGCTTGAAAATGTGGCAGAGGTTGTCCTGCAATCCACGTTGAATATCGGCCCCCTTGCCATGATAGGTGGAGGCACAGAATATATCAACATGAAGCGGATGCTGCCAGCACTCGCCGTTCGGCAACTTGAGGCAGACTCTAAGGCATTACAGGATGCAGGGATGCCAAAGGAGCAGGCTGACCTGATAGCCTTTAATAGCCTATACAGTACACCCGAAGGTAAGGCTGCAATAGACTCAGCCGTTGACCAGATAAACGCACAGATGCCAGAGACGGCTGACGGGATTAACGCCAAGCTAACTGACCTGAACGACCAGCTTGATATGTTTAACCGTGACATTACTGACCTCCAAGAGAAACTCAAGGACAGAGAGGCACGGCAGGCTAAAGACGAGTTGATGAGCAGGTCTGCTGCCGATATGCAGTTACACCGTGATGTTATTGAATATCTCCAAAATACAATCAAGGACTTGGAAATCCAGCGTGGCAAGATGCTTGATAACATACAGGCTGCACAAGAGATACAGTCAGACCTAGAGACACGCAATGAAGCTGAGTCCGTCTTTGAGTCCGTCACATTCACAGACTACGGGACATTCAATGCACGGGAGTGGTTGACTGGCGCAGGCGTATTTACACAAACAGAACTGGATACACGGGAGTCTTTTGTTCAACAACTACAACGAGATATTACAGGAGTAGAGGATGTTACTGTTGCTACTGACCTATCGGTAAGCGACACTACATACCTTGCCACAGAGGCAGGTGGGCACGTTCTAGCAGGGGTGCAAGACTTAGGGAAATACGCCAAGACCGAAACTCAACAGGAGGTTTTGCTACGCCTCACCATACTGCACTCTATAGGGCACGAGACTACAACCTTTGCTGGAACACAGGATAATACTACCCGTGAGGCAAATGCGTGGGAGTACGCCTATAAGCTCATTGAGGATTACAAGGTTGGGTACAGGGATGCGGTTCGCACGGGCGATGTGTACATGAAGCAAACATATCCCGAAACAGAGT